GCCAGCGAAGGTTGCGGCGCTGGCAGTGCCGCCAAGGGCTGCGCTCAAAGTCACGGCATTGCCGGCAGTTCCGGGGTCACCCAGTGTCAAGGTCATCACGCCGACGCCACTTGCAAAAGCAGTAACATTGCCGAGAGCAACCTGAATAGGCGCGCGGTTCACAACATCGACAGCATTTGCAAGCGAAGCAGCCAGGTTGGCGCCAATCAAAATCGCGTAAGCGGTCGTTGGCTTGGCAACACTGAACGTGAACGCCTGGCCGCCAATCGAGAACGTGGTGGTTGCAGTCGGATTGGTCGCAAAAGTCACAGAGGCGCTTGGGGTGACGCCGTCAGTGACCAGACTTGAGCCAGGCATCGTCTTGACCAAAATGCGCAGGGTGGTTTCAGCCAGCGGGCACTTGACCTTGATGTTGCGGCCCATGATCAGGCTGTTGATTTCGGTCTTGCCGAACTGGTCGATGTTGACCGGATGAACGTCGGTGGTCACACCTACTTCGACGCCGCCCTGGGTGTAGCCCAGATCGGCGCCGTCGTAATAAATGCGGCAAACGCCGAGTTTTACGTTACGGGTACTTGATGGCATTTTCTATTCCTTCTTTTTCAATGATTGCAATGTTGTTTGAATCAGTCATGGGTGAGTGATTCTAAGGCCCTGCCCTCTTATGTGCAAGTCAGGCGATTTCGTCAATAAAAACTATCTCCGAATCAAACTCAAATTCCCAGAATCCGCCTACTGATTTGCGGTAAACACGCGGCAGGTTCATCACCAGGCATTGCTTGACGCTCAAACCTGGCAGCTCATAGCCGGCGTGCGAGTTGAGCGCCGACTTGACCCGGTTTGCCAGCGCCTTGGCGCTTTCGTAGTCTTCGCCCCGGATGATGGTGCGAAACACCGCCACGTAGTAGCCGGGCATGTAGTGGTCAATTGGCGTGCCGCGGTAGTTGCCTATCAGCAGCGTGCCCTCCCGGCAGTCTTCCGGCATTTCGGTCACAAACAGTGACTCGCCAACCGTGCCGCAGTTTTTGGTTTGCAGCCAGCCTGCAATTGCTTCAAGGTTCATGGTTAGTTCCTTCCCGATTCCGGCGAATAGTCGCTGTCAATAAATTGAATGCCAGAGAGCGAGCGAGTAACCGCAGCCCGGGCGTTGGCAAGCATGTCGACCGTGCCATCTTTAACGGCGCGCGCCAGAAAGCGCCCACCAACTTTTTTGCCGCCTGCTGCTTTGGCGCGCGAACCAACGCCGAGGGTGAAGTAGCGCTTGCTGCTTTTCCGGCCGAAGGGGTGCAGCTCCTTCTCCATGATGCGAAAGTAATCACCCACCAGCTTGCCCTTGGCATTCAGGCGCGTTTCATCGACATGAACGACAAAGACGTTGCGCCGGTTAGCGCTCTTGACGGTTGAGTAGTCGATGGCGCGCTCCAGTGCGCCTGTTTCGTAGGGCGCATAGCTGCGCGCCAGATCACGAATCTTGATCGCGGACTTGCGCATCTCGCGGCTCGCGCTTTTTGAGGCGCGCTCAGCCAGGTTCTGGATGCTGGTCTCCATGTGGCGGGCGTTGAAGTTGAAAACAAACGGCATGGCTTAATTCCAGACCGCGCAGTGAATTTCGATGTGGTCGACTTTTCCGAAAACGTCGTACTGAGGCCGAAGCTCAATTACCTCGACCTTGTGACCGGCGACCGTCAGAATGTCGCTGTGCTTGATTTGGGAGCGCGGGCGGGCCAGCAGCACGATGTCAGAGGTGACCTCATTGGCGTGCCCGTGCGTGCCCGAGGAGTCGGTGCGCACGGTGCTGTGCTGCTTTTTAAAGATCATCTTGACCGGGGCGACCTTTTCCCGCGGCTGTTTTTTCATCAGCGGCTGACCGTGCACATCGCGGCCGGTCCGCGTTGAGCGTTCGATCCAAATCGTCGGAACCATCATGACCGAACCAACCTCGCGCCGAAGCGAACCCAGCGCTGCAAGTGCTTCATGGTGCGTTCGCAAACCGGAAAGTCCAGTGGTTGTGCGCCGCGAAAGAAGTGGCTTGACTCGCCCACTGTGATCGAACTGATGCCCTTGGCGCGGGCAGTGCGAATCTCGTCGCCACTCAGAATCTCATTGGCTTCAATCAACTGCGCCTGGCGCAGGTCTTTCAACATGGGCGGATACAGCGCGGCAATCTGGGCCGGGCTGAGTTCCCGAACCATGCCGCCGCCAAAGCTGCGGATATAGCTGGCGTCCTGGGTGAGCGTGTTCTGCTCGTCGGCAAAACGCATGGCCAGCGGCAGCTGCATGATGCGCTGATACGCCTCACTAAGCGCCATTTCACGACGAACCCGGGTTTCGGGGCTCCAGCCCTCCAGCGAATCGGTGAGCATGTCCTGGCTGCGCAAAAGCGCCTCGCCGTAGGTTTGAAAGGTATTGACGCCAAGCACCAGCGCACTGCCGGCCCGGATCAGCGCCGACTCGGACAGGGTCAGCACGCCGACGGCAGAGGTCATCTCTAGTTCGATGGTGCGAAGCGAACGGGTCGCTGGTGGCGTCAGGGTGGTCAGCGCTGCCGGAATGGTCAGCGGCAGGTCTTCACTGGCTGGCACGGCGACGACAAGCCAGTCGCGCAGTACGTTTTCTGACTCGTCGGTAATGCGCCAGCGCAAAGAGGTGGGCGTGAAGGCATTGCCGACTTCATCCAGTAGACTGAAGCTCAGCAGCGCGGCGGTGCCGGGGTTGAAAGTCTGCACGCCCTACTCCTTACGCCTCTGGCGCTTTATCGAACTGCTTGGCAATCTCGGCGGCAGCCTTGGCTAGTTTGAGATCGGCGGCAATCTTGTCGGACTGCTGCGAAAGAATCTTGTCGATCAAGTCGGAAATTGAAGTTCCCTTTAGTCCGACTGGATCGGAAATCTTGCGAATCCCCTGAATGCCCGAGATGTCGGCCACGCCTTCAAGCTGCGATTTGGTGTAGAACTCGTCGGGGAGCTTGACCGGCTCGCTGCCCTGAATCACGGTTTCGACCTTGGCCGACTTGGTGTTCGCGTCAACTAAGCGCTGGCTGTGCGACGGGTTGCTGCCGTCTTCGATGTTTTCAACAGAAACGATGCCTGCCAGGTGTGCGGCGTCGCCCTTGCCGATGTCTTCAACAGACACGCCATCGACGAAAGCATATTGGCCAAGATCGCCGGTGTAGCCTGCCCAGCCGGGTTGAGTGATGCGAATTTTCATGTGGTCTCCAAAAAAGGGGTTGCTTGGTTGCAAAAGGAAAAATAGGGGCCGTAGCCCCTATTTAGTTAGTCACCCATGACTTAGGCGTATTAGATGTTCGTCAAGCCGTTCAGGCGGGCCAGAGACTTGGTGCTTTTCAGCGCCATGCCGCAATACCACTTGACGCGGGTGCGAATCGCATCCTTGTTCTGAACCGTGCCGATAGCCTCGACGCGCATACCGGCATCGGTACCGCCATACAGACCGTGCAGGCCGTCGCTCTCGTTGGCGCGAACTGCGTAAATCGAGGCAGTCACAGCGCCGGAAGTGCCGAGCACTTCGTTAGCTGGCAGCCAGTCGTTCACGATGATCGGCACGCCGTTGTGCGCAAGCACTGGCACGTCGAAGTTCGGGTGCTGAATCATGGCAGCGGTGTTACCACCGGCGGCACGAATCAGAGCCACGTAAGCGCGGCGGGTGCCAGAGCGCATGAGCAAGAAGTCAGGCTTGTTCGGAACCTGGTCAACCAGCGTGTCGATAGCGCCGAGGGTCAATGCACCGCCGTTAACACCGATGTTGATGGTCTGGGCAGCCGTGCAAAGCACTTTCATGCCGTCAAAAGACTTGGCATTGAGTGCGGTGTCGCCGTTGACAGCGGTGTCCTGGAACTTGCGAGCCATTGCTTTGACCTTCAAAGCCAAGGCGGTGGCCAGCTGGTTGCTGGTGTCAGACTCGGTCTCGTTCAGAAACTTGTCAACGTCCACATCGCCGGCCATGATGCGCAGCTTGGTCACGACTTCCTGGTACGTACCGGCGTTTTCAGTCACGGTGTCGTTAGGGTCGAGAAAATCAACGGTTGGCAGCACGTTTTCGCGCTGGTACAGGTAAGCTTTGCCGTTCACTTGGACGAATGGCAAAAGGCCAAACATCTCGTTAACGGTAATAACTTCTTCAACAAGACCGGCAACCAATTGGTTGGCGG